AGACTAAGGAGCAACCCTGGTGGGTTGCTCTACTTTTCACGGGAATGGCTACCCGCTACAAAGCACTGGAACCTAAAAGATTCCAGTGCCAGGCGTCAACAACTCGCCTGAAGCCATGGGGTCCATAAAGGCCCTCGATTGGCCGGGGCGGAAGGTAATCCCATCTAGGGGTCACCTTCTGTCTCGTTACGTACCGCACCTTCCGTTGCCTAATGGAGATGCGGCAGCCCCTAACACTGCCAAATAGGAGACTAAGGAGCAACCCTGGTGGGTTGTATTCCCTAGGCGCCATGCCTGGGTAAGTCCACACGTGGCCTCCGAGTACGATGAACTCGTACCTAGAAGCCGTCCAGCAACGATACGCATCGCGTCCGTTACGTGAACGTTTAACCCACGTTTTCATGTAAGCTCGTGGTGTGTGGATCCCCGCATCATCGCCTTCGTCCAGTGGAACGTATAAAGGACGGCGGAGTGACGAGAAAAGATACGTCACCACCGCATTCAGGTAGATACCTGTACGGGCGCTCCAGCGGTTTAGGCTGTTGATAGCAATGTACGTGTCCTGCTCCGTGTTGAGGGATTTTATATATACCCCTCTAACATTGACGCCTTTAAAGAAATCGGCGCCGCAGGATTCACGAAACGGTCCTTCAACAAAGGACTTAGCGGTGTTCACGACAAAACCAAGGAGGTTTAACACCCTGATAACATCGCGTTCGATGCCGCGAGGACAGATGATATCGTCCCCAAAGACACCGAAATTGTCACGCGACAGCCGGACAGCGTTACGCCGGCTGAGGCGATGCCAGTTATTTACACCGCGTACGATGGCGGAAAAGAGCATAGTCTGCAGTGGGAATGTGAAACCATTTCCCATAGTAGAAACCATGTTCAGTTCTAGCCTCCTGCCGGTTGGCAGCATTGTCGCCGGGCAACGCAGATTACTCAGAAAGTCCATGAGCCCTTTCGGGAGCATGAACTGGAGCATCCGCGTGCTTAGCGAGTCAGATGCGGATTCAAGATCGATGGTTACAATACTGTCATCTACTGATCCCGCATGGGCCAAAGCACGATTCAGATCGGGTTGTTGGTCCAATCTAATCCCGAA